GAAGATGACAGGCATATCAAATGTTTGTACCGAGGAAGAACTCACCATCGACATGATGATTGTACTAAATATATCTGTAAGTCGATCAAAAAGACGGACCTACTTTCATGGGCTGAATAATAAAAGGAGAGTGGATGAAATGAATAATGAAATTTTATTAACAATGTTTAAAGAATCGCAAACTGTATGCAATGGATTGGAAAATGAATTAAAAGAATTGAGAGAAAAATTACAAGAATCGCAAAAAAAACAGTGAATGGTATGAAGGTGCCTACTTTACTCAAAGAGTTGCAAAAAAAAATATGGAATCGCAATTACAACAATCGCAGGACAGGGAACGAGTTTTGCGGGAAGCGTTAGAATATTATGCTGATATGGATATTGCCAGTAGCGTAAAAGATCGTAAGGGATGGACTGGTAATGTTGCTAGAGTAGCCTTAAAACAGGAGGAATGGCGCAATGACTGATATGAAAGAACTATATAAACTTGCTGATGATTCTAGAGTGTTGGGTGCGTTGCAGGAATTGGAAATATTGAGACGGTCACAGATGCAACCTGCCGTGAAGTATTTAGGGAATAGCATAGACGATCAATGGAAACATTTGAATAGCGAAATTGCAGAAACTTGTCATGAACTTAGAGAATATTACGATTTAACTAATATTGATAGCGAAAATTCGAAAATAATTAAAGGTAAAGCGATAATGGAAATCATAGACATTCAATTCTCCTGCCAAACAATGCTTGAAGGGGCGTTAGGATTATCAAAATATCAAATAGCTGATTATGTGCAGATGGTAGTTAAGAAAAATGCAGATCGAGGATACGATAAAAAATAACTAACAATATCTGTAAATAAATACCAATTTACACCCTATCATAAACAATTATTATTACATGATAAAAATATGTATTTGATATTAGCTATATAATCTCTTGTGAGTGGCGTAATGGTGGGTAGGTTGAACGTAAATTTATTACGAATACGAATGGTTATAATGCAAGTTCAAAATCAATACAGGAGGTTTAAGTGTGGATAACAAATCAGCAATAGACAAATTTATCAATCTAGCAGAGAGATTGGACAAGCCTAAAATATCAGAACAGCAAGAATATTGGCAGGGACAAGCAATAGTGCTAGCAGATAAGTGTAAAAAGACTATGGTAGTTACCAATGATGATGGTAATTTACAGGTTTGGAGTAAGTTTATAGCGGACAGATGCGGAGCTAAGTATGAGTATATTGCTGAATATAACGGAGGTAATGAAAATGTCAATTAATTTGTCTTGTAAAAATGAAACTTGTAAATTTTATTGGGAAGATTGTTGCACTAAACATATGGCAAATGAAATTATATTTTTAGATGCAAACGGTAAGTGCGAGACATTTGAAGATGGTGTTGCGGACTGGTACCATGATGAAAAGGATAGTGTTGCTAATGATTAAACTAACAGAATGGCAAGTAAAGTTTATTAAAAACGCTATACACAAAGCTATTATTGGCAAAATAACTAGCGATTATACGGAAATAGAGAAATTTAGGGATGAATTTTACAAAAGTTATCCTGAAAGCGGGGTGGAATAATGATGAGAATGTTATTTAAACATACTGGACAAATATTTAGGCATTTTAAAGGTGATTTATACTTAATGCTTGGATTTGCACAGCATACGGAAACAGGCGAGAAGATGGTAGTTTATCAAGCTTTATATGATGATTGTGAAATGTATGTGCGACCTTACGATATGTTTGCAGAAGAAGTACCGAAAAATAAAGCTAATCCAACAGGTCAAAAGTATCGTTTTGAACTTCATCGTGTTTTAAGCGAGGTGGAGTAATGGCAACAGAAAGTCAGATACAAGCAGATATACAAGAATATTTGAGATATAATGGATGGTTTGTGTTCAAAATTCATCAACAAGGTAAATTTTGCTACAAGGGAATAACTGACTTGATTGCTGTAAAAGATGGACAAACGTTATTTTGTGAGGTTAAAAATGATAAAGGTAAACTTCGGCCGGAGCAGATTAAGTTTATGGATGATATTTTAGAACACGGTGGTGTACATGTGGTGGCTCGTAGCATTGATGATGTGCGAAATATTATAAAGGCGGTATAGGTATGAAAATTAAGATTATAAATGGATATGGTTGGTATGAAAATTTAGTAGGAAGTGTTGTAAATGTAGAACTTAAAGGTGGAATGTATATTAAATATTGGAATGAAAATAAGAATAATTTTAATACTATACCTGTTGAAGATGCGGAAGTGGTGGAAGAAGAAAAGAAGATATGTAAAACATGTTATTTTGATAAGTTTTATGAGATTACTAAAAATTGTAATAAAGTAACTATAAATAAAATTACAAATGAACCTGAATGCTTGGAATGGAAATCAGACAAAGAAATGATTAAAAATAAAGAAAAAGAAACTGAACAACGTAGGAGATTAGAAGAGAAAAGTTGCAAAAACTGTGGAGTGGAAGATTGCAACTTATGTAATGATAAATTTATAAGGTGGCAACCAATTGAACAGACAGAAGAAAAGAGTTGCCAAACTTGCAAAACTAAAAATAACATATGCGCAAATACTATGGGAACAAGAGGTTTATGTACTGCTAATAACCGTTTTCTTTGGATGCCAATAGAATCAACAGAAGGGGAATATAGAAGATTGAAGTTTGAGGATGGTTTACAATTTAAAGCAACTGGTACGACTGATGATGCAACACATTATCAAGTATCAGACAAGCAACCAATAGAGATAATGCAATCTATAATGACTGCAGAACAGTTTGAAGGGTATTGCCTAGGTAATGTAATTAAATATGCTCTGAGGATGAATCACAAAGGACAGAAGCGGTCTGATGCTGGTAAGTGCTGGCAGTATACTAAATGGCTAGTACAGGCTATGGATGGCAAAAAGATTGTATTGGGGGATAAATAACATGGCACTTAAGGAAGAAATAAGACAATTTACCGATAATGAAATAGAAACCATATTGAGATCATACCCGCGACTAAAAGGGCAGAGCGAAATAATTAGAGAACAATTATTTGGTCTATTCCCTAGTTGTGTGGGATGCGGAAACGATGGACAACCTAAAGCAGTAGGAGGAATTAGTAGACAAACTGAATCGTACGGCATTAAGAACGCTGTAAATAGAGAATATTTGCAAGCTAAGGTAAAACAGACAGTAGACCAAGTAAGGAGCATAGAAATAGCCTATGAAGCGTTACATAGTGATGGTCAGTCATTGGTTAAATGTTACTATTACAATAAAGAAAGACGTTATGAGGTTCAATCTAGTATGAATATATCAGACAGACAGTTTGATCGTATTAGGCGTGAAACTATCAACACAGTTAATGCAATATTATCAATGTCATTAAAAGGTGACGATAAAGTGGGCATATTGTCGTAGATTATAGACAATAAGTGATAAGATGTAATAAGTCAAAACAATAAATATTACACAATAATGATTCTTTTTGACTTAGGGAGTTCAAAGTAACTTTGCCCTTGCGGTGGATGGATTGATAACCGCAACCCTTTTAGGGAAATATAATATAGGTGCTTGCAGAAATGTGAGTGCCTTTTATTTATGTATATAAAGGTGGTGATGCTGTGTGCAAAGAGTTTAATAGAGATGTTTCATTGCCCTGGATTCACGAACTAATCAACAAGTGCCTAGTGTGCCTGTATTATAAAGAGTGTGGTGATCAGAACCTTAAGACTGCTTTGTGTCATGGCTATCAGTATGGTAATAAACGTAATGGTATTTTACGCTAGTATGATTGTATAGGGTACCTAATTAAAGTTGCTTACAATCGACGTGAGAGGGTGTTAATGTGGCGTTATTAATATACGAAGTGGTGATGTTTGGTTTGATTGCACTTGGTGGTGTATTTATAGTTAGTTTGTGTATTGGTAGTTCTAATGAGAGATAATAAATATATTAATAAGGATGTGACTGATTTGGAATTAAAAGAAATTATTTATCAACTTGAGATGTGCAGATTTGAATGCGAAGCTGGACCATTGGAAATGAATGAGGCTTTTATTGCACTTAAAGAAATGGATAATAGAATGTCTAATAGAATGGCTATGTGATTGGTATTATATTGGTAATTACTTCTAAGTGAGGTAGATGTATGGTAGTTTATATAGTTTACAATATTGATGATTTGTGCGGAAGTGGCGGAATAGAAGAAGTATTTTCGAATAAACAATCAGCACAATCATTCATTGATGATCAACCTGCAAGAGATAGATGGATGCTTGAGATACAAGAATGGACAGTAGAAGATTAAATGATAAGTGAGGTGAGATGATTGATAAAATGGATAAATGATTTTATTTGGTTTGTTAAACATAGCTATAGTTACATGGAAGGAAGACATAATGTTTATTTTTGGATGAATGTAATACCTATTTCAATTTCGTTGGCTAATAGCAGTAAGGATTAAATGAGGAGATATGATAAAGAAGGTGTTGTTAATGGACATAATGACTAGTATTTTTATTGCAGCATGCTTGGTTAATATATATTTACTTATGGATAATCAGAAAAAGATTAATGATATTGAGAAAATAAGAGGTGAGATGAATGGCTCCTTTAGGAAATAAAAATGCTGTAGGTAGACCAAGGACATATGATCCTTTAGATATTGCTGAAAAATATAGTGTTTATGTGGATAATACGGAATTCCCTATGATTGAAGAGTTCTGTTTACAATATGGTATTTCTAGGGCTAGATTCTATGTAATTAAGGATGAATGTGCAGAGTTGCAAGACATAGAAGAAAAAGCAGCCATAAAAGGACAGGTACATTTGACTAAAGGAATGATTAATGACACTGTGAAATTCCTGCCTGCTTGCTATCTAACTAAGCAATCTCGTTGGGGTGGATATAAGGAGAAAGAAACAGTTGATATAAATCTTAGCGGTGGAGTTACCATTAAGTGGGATGAATAGACTCCCTAACTGACTGATTATAACTTTATGATTATCAATTAGATGTAGGTAAATGAGAATACTGGTGTCCGATAAGTAAAGATTATTGGACATTAGACATGATTTAATATGAATGTCGCGGTGTGGACAGTGACACACATCACGCTTATATAAGCATCAAATGACGGGCTGAGAGAGGGTTGCCTTTTCTGGTTGCGATTCCAGACGACATTCATATAAATTATCCTGATAGCGACCCCGTACCCCAAACTTTCGCGTCGTGTCATGTCATGGGTAGCAACACACAAATTTTTTAACAAAAAAGAGAAAAAATAATCCACCATATGGAACACAAATACTTTCCTAAAATTTAATTTTCACATATAAAAAGCGAGGTTGTAATATGCAACACATTTGTAAAGAATCAAAATTACGTATTGAATCAGAATATATATCCGAGATAACGAATGAATATATATCTGAGATAACGAATGATGGTAATGAATGGAAAGTGATATTTTATGGTGGTGAAGGATTTGAATATTTACCGGTTACTTATTGTCCATATTGTGGAGCTAGATTAACGGATTAAGACTAAGAGGGACAACTTCGCAAAATAAGTGTCTTGAAGCCTTATGTAGTATGGGATAGAGGCGTGTTGGTGCGAGTACCCACTGAGTACTTATAAGCGTTTAAAAGTACCCACTGAGTACTTTTAATTTGATAAAGAGGTGATATATGTCTAATATAGGCAGGATAGTTGATGATGATGGACAGGTTATAGGGGCTATACAAGAAGGTGATAGGATAGTTCGTAAAGCTACCGTAGAACACCTTAAAGATACAGAGGTATGGAGTATAGAACATTTCTATAAAGGGAATATGGATGAAGTTAGAAAGCAACTTGAAAGCCTATCAGTATATGAGAAGGCTTTTTTATTTTGCATTGTTTCTTATGTTGGGTATGAAGATTGCTGCATTAAATATGATAACGGTAATTGTATAGGTTTTGATGATCTTGTTAAGTTAAGCAGAATGGGTAGAACTAAAACGCTTAATACAATTAATGAACTTATTAAGAAAGACATTATTTATAAAGGTAAAAATAGTAAAGGCCTACAGTATTTTATTAACCCTTGGCTATTTTGTAGAGGTAAACGTATTGATGTAGTGTTAAAAACCATGTTTAAGAATTACCGTATAAAGGTTAGGAATGGTGTTAAATGGAGTGAACTATAAATGGCTAAATCAACAGTAATAACAATTCCATACAAAAAATAAAAGAGGTGTTTAAATGCCCAAAGATATTCGTTGTACATGTCATAATAAACTAGCCGAACAAAATGATATTGCAATTAAAATTATGTGCAGAAAATGTAAGAATGTTACTGAAATATCTAAACATATCAAAACTGCTTATAATATCAAAAAAATCGCAGAAGAAAACAAAAACATTGGGTTAGTAGAAAAATCAACAGAAATTATTAATATTTTAGAATCAATGGTGGAGAAATGAAACTAATACCATTAACACAAAGTAAATTTGCTATGGTAGATGATGAAGATTATGAAAATGTTTGTAAATATAAATGGAATTTTAGCGTTAAAGGAAGAAACATAAATGCTAGGGTTGATGGAAAAGCTGTTTGTTTAGTAAGTTTTTTATTTGGCTCTACATATAAAAACAGAATAAAACAAATAAATGGTAATAAGTTAGATTTACGCAAAGAAAACAATATTTATTATCCGCACAATGCTGATACTCAAGGATGTAAACCCAAAAAAGAGACATCATCTAAATATTGTGGAGTTACATGGAAAAAACAAATTAATCGGTGGGTTAGTCAAGTTAAACATAATAGAGAAATGTATTATATTGGTTGTTATAAAGATGAAGTGGAGGCGGCTAAAGCTTATAATATTAAAGCATTGGAGTTGTTTGGCGAAAATGCAAGGTTAAACATAATATATTAGAGGCTCTCGAAGCCCATCGTTTATTACAACTACGTAATAAACGATGGGCTTTTTTATTTTAATCGATTCTTCGTATTTTACCGTATTGGTTTTGTTCTTCCTGTTGTTTTGATTTTTCATAACTTTTTTTCTTTATCCATGATAAAACTTCATGCAAATTAAAAAATACTCGCTTACCAATATTGAACGAAGGACAATTTTCTTTTTGTCTCATTGTTCTAACCGCTGTATATGATATACCTAATTCTGCAGCTAGCTCCTTTTCGTTTAAAACTCTATTGCTTATAGGTATTGGCTCTTGTCTATCTTCTTTTTCTAATACCTGTGAGAAGTGGTTAAGTGCTGTGCTTAATTGTTTTACGGCATAAATTAATTCTTTATTATCCATATGTAGCAATCTCCTTTCTAGTTACTTTTTTATTATAACACCTTAATAGATTACTTTTTATTTCGCAAAAATGAAGAAGGTGTAATATGGCAACAACAATAACAATTCCATACAAGCCACGATCCCCCATGAATGAAATACATAAGCAACTAGAAGCCCACAGGTTCAATATATTAGTAGCCCATAGGCGTATGGGTAAGTCAGTAGGAACTATCAACCACACTATCAAGATGGCTCTTAAAAACACCTTGTGGCAACCTAGATATGCTTACATAGCACCATATAGGAATCAAGCTAAGCTGATTATATGGGACTACTTGAAAAAGTACACTGGTGGTATCCCTAAAGTAAAGTTCAACGAGTCTGAACTATATGCGGAGTTTCTTGATAGAAGAATTTATTTGTTTGGTGCTGATAATCCTGATGCAATTCGTGGTGCTTACTGGGATGGAGTTGTACTTGACGAATACGCACAGATCAAGCCAGAGGTATGGGGTGAAATTATTATGCCTGCTCTACTTGATAGACAAGGGTGGGCGGTGTTCAGCGGTACCCCTAAAGGACAGAATCACTTCTATGATGCTACTTTGACAGCGCAGAAGCTAATGAGCGAGGGTGATCCTAATTGGTGGTGTGGAATATACAGGGCTGATGAAACAAAGGTAATGTCTGATGCTGATTTGGAACTTGCAAGAAAAACTTCAACTTCTGATAATCAATATAGGCAAGAGTTTCTATGTGACTTTACTGCCTCTTCTGAAAATATATTGATCACTATTGACCTTGTTACTGATTCTGCTAAAAAGACTAAAAGACCAGAAGATATATTGGGTGCTCCTAGGGTATTAGGCATTGATGTTGCCAGATATGGAGGGGATAAGTCAGTTATATTTAAGAGACAAGGATTACAAGCATTCAATCCTTTGATATTTGAAAAGATTGATAATATGACATTTGCTGGACGTATTGCTAATGAAATAAAAGAGTTTAAACCTGATGCGGTTTTCATTGATGCAGGACGTGGTGAGGGTGTTATTGATAGGTTAAGACAACTTGGCTACAGTGTGACAGAGGTTAATTTCGGTGGAACTGCTTTAAACCATAATCATTATGAAAATAGACGTTCTGAGATGTGGGATCTTATGAAACAGTGGATAGAATCTGGTGGATGTATACCTAATAACTCACAACTGAAAAGCGAGTTAGTAACTCCTTCCTACACGTTAAATAAAAGGGACAAGTTTCAATTAGAATCAAAAGATGATATTAAAAAACGGCTAGGGAATTCGCCAGATTTAGCGGATGCTCTAGCCTTAACTTTTGCCATGCCAGTTGCTTCCAGTGCTGACGTTGGACATTACGCAAACCGGCCACAATTCGCAATAGCAGGGTACAATCCAATACAAAATAACAACAATTCAAGGCAATTTGCCAATTCTTCATACAATCCAATTCAGAGCAAAAGGAGGAGATAACATGTGTGGAATAGTCGGAACTTTACTAGGTGGACTTTTTGGACAAAATCAGAAAGCATCTACACCAACAGTTTCAGCACCACCAACAACCGTTGATGTTACAAGCGGAACAGATACATTAGAAGCTGGTAAGTCTGCAAAACAGAAAGCAGCAGCAGCAACAGGTTACCAATCAACAATTAAAACATCTTCTAGTGGTGACACATCAACAGCTACAACTAATAAAAAGTCATTGTTGGGGAGTTAATTTATGGATGAAATGAAACAAACAGATAATATAAATAGGCAACACAAGTGTTTATTCGACGAATTTGATCGATGGAAGCCGTTATTCCAAGACGTGAGGGATTTTATTAATCCTTATATTGGATTCTTTGATGGTGAAGAAGTTAACAGTGGGCTAAGAAATGATGAAGAAATGCTTCGTACTATGCCAATTAAGTATAGTCATATCTTGGCTGCAGGTCTTCAATGGGGTATTACCTCTCCTACACGTCCTTGGGTGAAATTTGCTTTTAAGAATGCTAAAGTAATGCAAAGTTCGGAGGTTCTTACCTGGCTTAACGATGTTAGTAATACTTGTCTTGATATACTGTTTAAAGGTGGGTTTTATCCAGAAAATCATCAATTTTACTTGGAATTAGGGGTATTTAATACCGCTGCAATGCTGATTGAAGAAGACGATGAGACGGTTATTAACTGCAGAACATTCACAATTGGTGAGTTTGCTATTGGACTTGACAGTAAGAAACGTCCTAATCAGTTTGCAAGAAATATTGAGATGACACCTTTCCAAATAGTAGAGAAGTTCGGGATTGAAAATGTACCAATTGTAGTAAAAAATGCATATGAAAATAAAAATTATAACAAAACTATGAAAGTAAAACACTTAATTTGTCCTAATTCTCAACATGATGAACAAAAAATAGATAACCAGTCAATGAAATTCAGTGATTATTATTGGTTGGATTCTCAACAAGACGGAACATTTCTAAAAAAAGGTGGATTTAATGAATTCCCTGTAATGGTAGAACGATATCAGACAAAGGGCGCTGATATTTACGGTACTGGACCTGGTATATGGTCATTAGGTGATGCTAAACAGATACAGTTAATGTGGAGAGATATATGCACGGCTGCAGAACTAAGCGTTAAGCCTGCAATACAAGCACCTTCTGACATCATGAAAAATGGTGGAATAAATATGTTGCCTGCAGGGGCTAACTACTATAATCCTAATGGTGGTTCTGATGGGAAAATAACTACCGTGTTTCAGCCAACTTTAGATATGAGGGCTGCAGCGGAAATACAATCATCTATTGAAGAATGTATCAAAGAGCATTTTAATACTAAGGTATTTCAATTATTGTCCGACATGGAAAAAGGTACTAGAACAGCCAGAGAAGTAATAGAACTATCTTCTGAAAAAATGTCACAGATGGGTCCACTACTTGAAAGATTGCAAACTGGATACCTACCGCAAGTCATTAATAGGATAATCGCAATAGGATTTAGAGCAGGGGTATTTCCTCCACCACCACCAGAAATAGAAGGTATGGAAATGGATATAGAATATGTATCAATCCTATCACAAGCACAAAAACAATATGTTATTACGCCAATTATGGATACTGTGACAAGTACTATACAAATGGCAACAACAGCGCAATTGCCTGAGATACTAGATAAAATCGCATGGGATGAAGTTGTTGACCAGTTAGGTACTTTGAATGGCGTTCCTCCTTCTATTATTGTATCTGATGAACAGGTTGCAGCAGTAAGGCAAGCGAGGGCCGAGCAGCAGCAAATGGCTAACGCTGCTGCAATGGCTTCACAATCAGCTCAAATAGCTAAAACAGCTTCACAAGCTGACTTGAGTGGAGATAACGCTCTTACCCAGTTGCTTGGCGGTCCGTCAGGAGGTTTGCAACAATGATAAATAAAGAAGATTTAAAACCTACAAAAGAACAAATTAGAGAAAAGATGGATGAACAATATCTGCTTGACTTGCGGTCTATCATGGACACTGATCACGGTAGGAGAGTATTTAGTTATCTTGTACAGAATTGCGGTTATAAAGATTCGCAACCTTTGGGGAATAGCAAGGACTTCTTCAATGCAGGGCGCAGGAGCGTTGCTGTTGAGTTAATTTCAGCTTGTGATGCATTGAGTATGTATGGACTAGACCGCATGATAGGAGTTGATTTGAGGCTTAAAGCAGAGAGGGAATATATTGTTCACCAGTGGAATGTTATGCAAGACATTATAAAAAACAAAAAGCCTGCACTTTAACACGGAATGGCAAAAGGAGTTGATTACAAAAAAAATAGGGGGAATTAATATGTGGGTAAATTATGATCCAACTGCATTTCTGGAAATGGGAGCAGAGGTAAAACCGACTAAATATATTTATGTTGGTAAAAATGGTAATGATACTCTTGGAGATGGTAGTGCAAATTATCCGTACTTAACAATATCAAAAGCGTTTTCAGTTGCTTTAACTGGGTCTACTGTATTTACTTTTCCTGGTACTTATGCAGAAAATTTAACATTTGTTTCTGGTGTAAGCCTTGTAACTTCCACTAAGTTTTCGGTATATGTAACAGGTAATCATGTTGTAAATGTTACTGGAACCTTAGTAGTTGAAAACATTATATTGCAATCAACTACAGGAATTACATTAACATTTTCAGGTACTGGTGTACAAAACTTTCAACTAATGGGATCTAGTGTTAATTCTAGTAGCGGAGATGCTATTAATTGGACTAATACTAATGCTGCAAGCAAGATATATTTTGAAGATGGTACCTGCAATGTAACTACTTCTGGTGCAACTGCAAGGTGCTTTTACAGTACAACAGGTGCAGCAGGTGGATTAATAGCAAATAGAGTAACTTTTAAACTAGATAATTATGCAAATACTTGTTTGTCAATTGGCGGTGCAGTTTCGTTTAATCATACATCTGATGCTGTATATGGAAAGATAGTAGTATCAGGAACAGCGTCAACATCTTTCACAATGGTTATGATGACAACTACAGCAACAGCAGTATTAACAACTAATTCATCGGGAACAACTGCAATAGCAGAAGTAGTGGCAGTAACGAGTGCAACACCTGCCTTTGACGGAGCAGGGGTATTTGCATTTTTTGCAATTGGTTATGGAAGTACCGGAGTTGGCGGAGCTGCAACATTAAATGGCGGATTTGGAGCGTCACCGTTGACTATGGCACCAATGAGACTACGTGCAGCAACTTTACTTCCTGCTGGTGCGGTGGCTGCTGGATTATTAGGCGGTACATTTGAATTTGACGGAACAAACTTATATTTTACAATTGGGACTACTAGAAGTGTGATTGTATAAGGAGGTGATTTTATGCCATTAAAAAAAGGTTCAAGCCAAAAAACAATATCCCAAAATATTAAACATGAGATGAATAAACACCCTAATATGAAACAAGATCAGGCGGTTGCGATTGCAATGTCCAAAGCTGGTAAGTCTAAAAAATAATAAGGATGGTGATCCTCATGCGTAAGCATGGGCAATAGCATCAACAAGCAACTATCAAATTGGTAGTTGCTTTTATTATACCTATTTTTAAGGAGGAAACGTAATGCTAGAAGAAACAGAATCAGTGGCACAAGATAACACTATTGCCATTGAAACGCAAACAACTGATGCAACTGTTGAAACTACGTCAACAGAACCAACCACAACGACTGAGCAGGTAGTAGAACCGCAAGTAGAAATTACTGGAGCACCTGAACAATATAATGACTTCACTATGCCAGAAGGTTTTAGCGCACCTATTGAGGACTTCAAGTCTTGGGCGAAAGAAAACAATATGACACAAGAAGTAGCACAGTCGGCAGTTGATTTTTATACTACCAAAGTTGCACCAATACAACAAGCGCAACACGAAGCGCAAGTTACAAAATGGACAACTGAAAGTACAGAAAAATACGGTAATAAAGGAATCGAAGCAGCTAACAAAGCGTTAAGCCGTTTTTCTACTCCTGAATTTACTAATTTTCTTAAAGAAACAGGATTAGGAAATCATCCTGAAATGGTAGGAATTTTCAATACCATAAATGCAAAGATATCAGAATCGGGATTTGTTGATGCAAAAACAGCATCTGTAAATAAACCAATGTTCCCAAATAGTCCAGATATGTATAAATAAGGAGGAAAAAATAAATGGTAAATAAAATTAACTTTGATCTTCAATTATTCGCAACAGTAGGCACTGGCGTTATGACAGCGCAAGATATTAAGTCAATGGTGGGGCCTGATGGATTAATGTTAAATATCGTTGAGACATTATTCATAGAAAATCAAATTTTAGAAGATGTTGTATGGAAAGAAGGAAATCTTCCTACTGGTAATTTAACAGGAGTTAGAACTAGTATCCCACGTCCTGGTATTCGTATCCTAAATCAAGGTGGTAATCGTAGCAAGTCCAGTTACAAACAAATTACTGATACTTGTTGTATCTTGGAAGACAATTCAGAAGTTGATGAAGAAGTATTAGAACTAGCAGCAAATAAAGAAGCCGTTAGAGCAAGTGACATTGTAGGTCATGCAGAAGGATTCAGAGAAAGTGTAGCTGATATGTTTTTCTATGGTAGCACAGATGCTAATGATGGAGAGTTCAATGGACTTGACGTTCGTTATAATAAAACGTCTGCTACTAAAACAGATCCTGGATATCAGATTGTATTAGATACAGGAGCAGCCAATGTTAATACTTCTGCTTGGATTATTGATTGGGGCGATAGAAACGTTGTAGGTATTTATCCAAAAGGTACACAAGCAGGATTACAAACTAGGGACGTTGGAAGAACCCGCATTGAAGATAATTTAGGAAATCCACTATATGCATGGTGTACAAATATGAAGTGGAAGGTTGGTTTAGCGGTTGAAAACTATCGTAAAGTTGTAAGAATGGCAAATATTGATACAACACCTGCAACACTTAATGCCAATACTACACTTCTTAAACGTTTAGTAACCGCTAAAAACAGATTATATTTACCATCTAACCCTATTATGTACGTAAATAATGATCTTTATACGTGGTTAGAAATCCAACTTACTGACGTTGGTAACCAGTATGTTACTCAATATACCGTTATGGGTAAAACACCACAGTTGTACTTCAAAGGTATTCCGGTTCGCAAATGTGATTCTATTTTGTCTACCGAAGCAACATTAGTTTAATAAAAAAAGGAGGAATTTATAAATGATTAGAGATGCGTTTAATATTTATTCTGATTTACAGGCAGTAACGGTTACTGCTGATTCCACAAATACAATTGATCAATTAAAAGCAGGTGACACATATTGTTCTATGTGGTTACGTGTTAGGGTTGAAACCGCTTTTGCTGGTGGTACAAGCCTTACTGTTAATCTTTTAACTGCTGACGATACATCGTTTAGTGTTAATTTAAATACTTTCCCGGTATTGGCTACTACTGTTACGGCTAATTTGACAGGAGATACAGTATTATGTCAATTCAGAATACCACCTGGGATGCGCAGATATAGTAAGTTAAATTATGTGGTAGTTGGAACAATGTCAGCAGGTACTATTAATGCTGAATTGGTTACTGATGTTCCTAATAACCGTCGTGGTACTAAATTAGGATACATGGGCTAATGATAACTTATAAATGTATAACAGAATGTACATGGAATGGCAGGCGTTGGCGTGAGGGTGATATAACAAGCCCTTACGGTGACGATGTTGCTGTGCCAGAACATTTCATTATTGGAACAGATGACAATGAAAATACCGAATACGAAGAAGACACCGAAGATACAACCGAAGACGAAATAAAACGTGGTTTTCGTGGTAGTTGGAAACTTCCAAATGGTGATGTTTTCACAGGTAAACGAGAAGAAGCTAGAATTCACTGGAATAAAATAAAGAATAATTAATGGTGGGGAGATTTATTTCTCCCCTATTTATATGGGGGTGAATATATAATGTCTACATCAAAAACTGACATATGTAATTTAGCGCTTAGCCGTTTTGGGGCTGGGAAGATCAATTCCCTAGATGACGGTACAGAAACAGCTAGATTACTTGATTTAAATTATGATAATTGCCTAGAATCGGCACTGAGAGATTTCCCCTGGAACTTTGCACGTAATATACGTGTTCTTGCATTAACAGATGATACCGCTGTTGGATATGATTATGTATATCAATATCCTGCTAACTGTGTTAATATTTTGCGAGTTTATGCAGAAAACAATTCTCGTAAGAAAGAAAAAGACGAGTTTAAAATATTTACCAATGGTGAAGAAAAGTTTATTGCTACTGATGTTGAAGATGCTTACGTTGAATTCACATACAAGGTAATCATCCCAGATATATATGATTCTTTATTTGTTAAGGCGCTTAGTTATCAATTGGCTGCAGAGATTGTTAACGCTAAGAATGGTAATTCACAAAAGGCACAAGAAATGGCTCAGAAATATCAAATTGCAATTGCAGAAGCTCAACACATGGGAGCAGTAGAAACAAGTATACCTTTTGAATTACCTACGTCATACCTAAAAGGAAGGTCGTAATATGTCTAATATTTACGTCAAACAATCTTCTTTTGCTAATGGTGAAGTTAGTTATGATATGTGGGGTCGTGATGATTATGCCAAGTACTTTGTAAGTGCTAATATATTAGAAAACTTCATACCGCTTCCGTACGGTGGAGCGCAGAATAGACCAGGTACAAAGTTCATTGCAGAGGTAAAAGATTCATCAAAAAAGGTGAAACTTTTACCTTTTCAATTCAGTGTAGAGCAGGCGTATGTAATAGAAGCAGGAGAAAATTATTTTAGATATTATAAAGACGGCGGTCAGATAATTGATCCAGGTATTAGTGCAATTGTTGAGACAACTACAACATATGATGAAGATTACTTATTTAATTTAAAAACGGCACAATCTGCCGACACTTTATATTTATGCAATCCAAATTACAAACCTAAGACATTGACTAGATCAAGCCATTATGACTGGACATTAGCTGATTTTTCGTATGAAAACGGACCATTTAGAGTACAAAATATTACAGATACAACCATTACGCCTAGTTCTATGGTGGGAACAGGAATAACCTTAACAGCTTCAACTAGCATATTTACAGCAGATCAAATAGGTTCATTATTCCAAATTAGTCATGATGTAACTAACCAAATTATTAATAAGACTTTTACATCAACGACAGCAACAGATTCAATTAAGTGTAATGGATCATGGGCAATGATTACGCATGGATCGTGGGCAGGTAAAATATCTTTGCAATGGTCTAAAGACAGTGGAGCAACTTGGCAAACGATTAGAACATATACATCTAATTCAGATACAAATGTTAATGACTCAGGAAAAACAACTGAACTTGTAATGTTGCGCCTGAATTATTCTAAAACTTCTGGCACATGTTATGCTGATTTAAACGCATATTCATTTGTCAATGATGGAATTGTAAAAATTACAGGAGTTACGAGCGGTACAATAGCCATTGCTGATGTATTAACTAGACTAGTTGGTAATGTAACAGTAGCAGGGAAAAGAAACTACACAACCACTGTTAATTTTATTGCTGGTGACACATTCACTGTAAATGGGGTAACTTTTACAGCAACGGTATCAACTTCATCACCAACTCAATTCATCGTATCTGGAACGTTAAATACTACGGTAGCTAATTTAGTGGACAGCATGGAACTGAATACTTCAATCTCAAGCCTTTATAGTGTTGGTGCTAGTAGTGCAATAATTACCTTGACTGAATTAGCACCAGGAGAAGGTAATACTCCAGGATTATCCACTACAATAGGTACAGGAACAGTGACAAACGGAACAGAAACAACTAGTTCATCAACCGTTCTTCCCACTAAATATTGGGCAGAGGGCGCTTGGTCAACTAAAAATGGTTACCCAAGTTGTGCTAAATTTTATCAAAATAGATTGGGATTTGCAGGTAGTATAAAAGATCCATTAACATTATGGTTGTCGCAAACAGGAGACTATCCAAACTTTCTTGTTAATACTCCTACAGAGGATTCAGATTCTATAACAGCACCGCTTGTCAGTGAGGGCGTAAACTCCATTAGGTCAATGGTATCTATCGGTAATATGATTGCATTTACTGCAGGTGGTACGTGGAAGATAGGCACTGGTAGTGAGAGCGCAGCATTAACTCCTACAACTGTTAGAGCGTTGCAACAGGGATATATAGGGGCTTCTATACTTAACCCAATTATAGTAGGTAGTAGAATTTTATATTGTCAAGAAATGGGTAGCACCATAAGAGATATCAGTTATCAGTTGGCTGATGATGTATACAAGGGTGACGATATGACCATGCTGGCACGTCACTTATTCAAAAATCATGAGATTGTTGATTGGGCATTCCAACAAGAACCTGACGGAATCATATGGGCAGTAAGAGAAGATGGTGTGTTGCTAAGTTTTACTTATAATAAAGAGCAAGACGTGTATGCTTGGGCTAGACACATTACTGACGGAGAGTATGAGAGTGTAGCCGCCATACCAGGTAATGGTTACACAGAGATATACTTTGTTGTTAGAAGAGAAATAAATGGAGTATATAAAAGATACATTGAAAAGTTAGTTCCTAGAATGGTATCGACTGATCCTAGAGATCAATTCTTTGTTGACTGTGGACTGACATTAGATAATCCTATTACGATCACAGGAGCAACTAAAGCGAGTACCATTGTAATTACTGCCGTTGCTCATGGTCTTGTAAATGGGAACTTTGTTGACATATCAGACATTAAGGGAATGACAGAATTAAACGGTATGCGTTATAAAGTTGCTAATAAAACTAACGATACATTCCAACTAGTAAATATGGACACTGATGCTAACATTGATGGTACAAGTTATACCTCTTATAAATCAAGTGGATATGCTAGAAAGTGTGTTCTTACGGTATCTGGTTTAAATCATTTAGAAGATAAAACAGTAACGATACTTGCTGATGGTAGTGTGAATAGCCAACAGGTAGTATCTGGTGGAAGTATAACTCTTGATGATTACGCTAGTAGGGTACATGTGGGGCTAGGATATGATTGCAACTTAGAAACTCTTAACCTAGACTTTCCGATGAAGGATGGCACTGTACAAGGACGTACAAAAGCAATTAGAAACGTTACCGTTAGATTTGCTAATACTTATGGTGGTTTTGTTGGAACAAATGGAGATAGTAATTTAGAGGTAATAGAACAGATATTATCTTCTATTATGGGTAAACCAGGAGATTTATTTACAGGAGACAAAAAGTCTTCACCAAGATCAGATTTTGACACTAACGCAACTGTATATATTAGGCAATCTGATCCATTACCAATGACTGTACTAGCAATTATGTCGGAGGTGGAATTCGGTGCTTAATTCGCGAGAAGCTACATTGGAAGATTTTGTTAATTTTGAATTACATCAAAAAAACATTGACGAATTAAAAGCATCTTTAAATATAGACATAACGATTATTATGAAATTCTTATGGGACAATTCGCAAGATAAAACAATAGTATTGGTTGATGATAAGCCTACTTGTTTGTTAGGTGTAATAAACTCAACGGAAGTATGGCTTTTCTTTTATAAAGATATTGATAATCTTCCTATCAGTTTTTTCAAATTAGGTAAAAAGTTTATTGCTAAATATGATAAGTTGCAAGGACATATTTATTCTGAAAATACTTTCGCTTTGCAGTGGGCTAAATTCATGGATTTTACGATTGAAGAACCGCAACCATACGGAGTTAATGGAGAATTATTTCATAAATTTTATAAATAGGTGGTGATTATATGTGTGGGCCAGGAGTAGGAACTATTGGAAATGTACTTGGTACTGGAATGCAAATGAATGCTGCAACAAATCAAGCGAACTATCAAGCAGGTATCGCTAATCAAAACGCAGCAATAGCGCAAGCACAGGCGGTATCAGCAGGACAGCAAGGAACTAACGAACAAGTACAGATTAGAAATAAAGCAAGTCAAATCACAGGAGCGCAAAAGACTACATTATCTGCAAATGGATTAGACATTCAAGCAGGAACACCGTTATCTATACTTGCGGATACTGCGCAACAGAGTGAACAGGATGTTCAAACGTCCAGATATAATACCGCAATGCAAATGTGGGGACTTAATAATCAAGCTAATCAATATAAATCAGATGCTAAAAACGCAATACAGGCAGGTAAAAATTCTTCAAATTCTGCTTTGCTTAGTGGAATAACTACCGCAGCAAAACAGTATTCTGCTTATAAAAAGTGATATAAGGTGGTGAGTAAATGCCTACAGTACCCGTATATTCTCAATCAGTACAACAACAATCAATGCCTAGCGTTAGAGTGCAAGCATCCGCACCTACAGAATCATTTGGTGGTGGGTTAGGACAAACTATAAGCAATGCTGGAGAAGAAGCGTTTAAGATACAACAGCAAGAACAGGCTAAATCAGATATTCAAGCAGTACAGACTGCCTTGACTGGAAGTATTAAAGATATTAACGATTATCATTACAATCAAGACAGTGGAATACTTCATACGCAAGGTATAAACGCAAAAGGTATAACCGTTAATTCTGATAAGGCAACCAATGATATAACTACTAAATATTCACAAGGATTAACAGATAGTCAAAAGAAATCTTATCTAAGTACAATAACACCGCAATTACAATCTTTTAAAACCGCAACACAAAACCATGAATACCAACAAAATAATGTAGCATTACAACAGTCTTCTGATGCTTTAGCTATGCAAAATTCAGAGATAGCATCAACAGCTTATAATAATCCCGATATCGCTGATAATGCCATTAGAGTAGGTATGCAGAGTATTGCCACAAAAGGAATATCTCTCGGACTTCCTAATGAAGCGATTAATCAAAATGTTAAAAAGTATAATGAAGGAACAGTAGCGCAAATGGTGCAAACCGCTCTTAATGTGAATGACATAAACGGAGCTAAAACTACATTACAGAGATATAGCGATAAACTAGATGGTAATATATTTTCAGAATTAAATTCTGCCATAAGTAAAAAAGAATTACCTATAAAGGCTAATGCTATTGCTGATAATTTATTTGCTAGTTTTGGAATGGATGAAGAATCTGGTATGGATCAACTTGAAAAACAATATGGAAATGATCCAAATTATAAAAGTTATTCATCTGCTTATCAAGGTAAAATGGAAGATAAGCGAAGATTTAAAGCGGATAGAGAAAAGAAAACACAAGAGACTACACTGTCTCAATTATGGAAAGCAGGAACAGTAGAAAACGCTATAAAAATAATTGATGCAGGTGTAGAAAATGGAACAATTAAGCCAGGTCAAGAAATATATCTATTAAATCAAGCTAAAGGTGCAATTAAGGCATTAACTCCTGGTTCTAAAGCTACTCCTGAAGCAAAGCACTGGGCAGGTTACGAGTTGAATGGTGGATTAGAAAGAAATTTGTTGAAAGTAAGAGAATATTATACGCGTATTGGTAAAGGTGAAGAAATATCAGATAAAGAACAAACTAGTTACGATTATGCTGCTTCACAAGTTACCGCTTATAAAGTATTCAAGTCAAATGGTGGTTTTAATCCTGCCGAAGAAGATCAAAAGGCAGCAGAATCACAATCAAATGAACAGGGTATTTGGAAATCAATAAATGATTTAGCGAGTAAAGGAATGTCTAAAGATGAAATAACTAATAGAATTAACATATTAGCCCCTAAATATGGATTTGATCCTAATTATTTTATTGATAATGCTGATTGGTCTAAGCAAGGTAATAAGGGTGGTGTTAAGTAATGGGTGCATATGAAGATATGATGTCTGGAACGGAGGAACTTTCTTCTGAACCTAGCAAAGGTTTATTAGGTAACGCATGGTCTGATGTTACTAGCACTTTATCAAATTATGGCACAGGAGCGGTTCAAGGATTTAAAGAAGTAGTACGTTCTGGAAATCAATTAGCAGAAAGTAACCCTTTAGCACTTACTGGTACACCTATGCAAGAAGGTATGACTAATGCACCTGCACCACCACAAACAGAACAACAACAGCAAGATCTTGCACAATACGGAACAGCAACTGGTAATTTCGGAAATGAAACAATTAAGCCAGTACTTGGAGCTGCAGCATTCGTTAATCCTATTGCAGCTGCAACATATACTCCGTTTTTAGCAAGTGATATTAAGAAATCATATCAAGAAGGTGGAGCAGGACAAGTGGCTAGGGAATTAACATATGGACCAGTTGTTGACTTTGCTTCACAACCAGATTTATACCAACAATTCATGAATCGACCAGTTTCAACTACCGCTAGTGGAGCAATGTCAGTATTACCGTTAGCGCTGATGGGTAGAGGACTTCATGAAAGTTTAACTAAAATACCTAAAGTAACTGAAAATGGTGATTTATTAAGAGAACCTAATCCAACAATAGCAGAAGACTTTAATAATTTTAGAACAGCACAAGAGGAAGTTAAGCCAATACCTGCACCAGTAGCACCTATTGAACCTCCACCTGTAGAAGTACAAGCAAGTGCAAAAGGTTCTGACATAATCTCTTCTGGTGAACAACAACTAGGAACACCATACCAATTGGGAGCAGACGGAATAAACGCTACTGATTGCGGTAAATTTACCCAAGATACTCTCGCTAAAAATGGAATTAACCTTGATTATAGAACGGCTGATGGACAATATTTACAACTACAAAATGAAGGTAAAACATTTACTAGTGAATCAGAAGCGCAGGTAGGTGATTTAGTATTTTTTGACGTTCCAAGTAATCGCAAAACATGGTCACCTAGTGACGATCCAGCAAGCGTAAACAGTAGCGGAGAAGCATATAAAGGTATTACCCATGTTGGTATATACGCAGGAGAAGGAAAGGTCTTACAGGCTGGTTCTCATGGCGTTAGCTATGCTGATATTAACGCTTTTGGGGATATTGTTGGATTTGGCAAAACGGCAGGAGAAGGAAAAGGTAAGTCAACTGTTACTACCGCACCTATTCGCAATGAAAAATCGAGTGCAGAAGCAACTAGGCAAATTGCAGAAGATCAAGCTAGTGCTGATGTTGTAAGCAAAGATTTATCTGATATTGTAAATAAGTCAGAAGAAACTTGGAAAATGAGCAAAGAAAAATATGATCAGATGATTGATGAATCTCCAATAGTTAGTACTGCTGAAAAGGCATCATTTCCACATGAAAAAATAATCGAACAGGCAATAAAAGAAGAAAAACCAGTACCAATGGAAGTTTTAAAAGATTATCCTGAATTAGTTTCTAAATATCCTGCTGAAATAGCTAGAATAGAAAGTAAATTAAAAGAAGGAGAGCAGGCTTCACTTGGTGGTTATTCTACCATACCAGCAGAAACTACCTACAGCAAACCAGTAACTAGATCGGAAATAATTAAAGATGTTAATGAACTAATACCAGCAAGGGCAGGTAGAATAGGATCATTTGAAGGATTATATAAGGGAGATCCAGGGGTAATTCGTTCTAAAAACTATGGAGATGTTGAAACTCTTTCACATGAAATAGGTCACTTTGTAGATAGCAAATTAAATATTGTTGGTCATGATGCTGAATTAATTAATGCTGCTGATACTCAATGGACTGGAAATAAGTCATATGATAAGTACACACCAGAACAGCGCAGGGCAGAGGGTATAGCTGAATTTGGCAGGCAATATATGATTAATCAAGCAGAATCATTGAAAAACTTCCCAGAGTACGGAAAGGATTTTGTTGCAAAGTTAGCTACTGATAAAAAACTATCAAAACAAATTGATTTGATTAGCAATAAAATGCGAGCATGGCACGCACAATCGCCAGGGGCTAGAGCTAGAGGTGGTATGTCGTTTGCTGGTGATAATAAAAAATCAATATTAGAACAGTCTAAATATTTAGGATTAAAAGCATATGAACAATGGTCAGATGACAAAAACGGATTAGTAAGATTCATGGATAAATTTGAAGAAGCAACTGGCGTAAAAGTTAAAATGGAAGATAATCCTGAAAGATTAGCTAGATTAGCAGAAAATTCTGCATCTGCTAAATCTGGAATGTTAATATCTGAAAAAGATGCACCAGCGACAATTAAGGCATTGAATGTATACTTTAATGATGCTTTGATCCATGAAGTAACAATTAATTCAATTCTAGATAGAGTTAGAAACGAAGTTACAAATAAAGATTACCCTGATTATTTATATAAAAACAATTTTAAAAGTTGGGATCAAGCATTTAGTACATATTTAACAGCAGAAAGGCAACTTGAAATACAAAGTAGAGAACCTAATTATCTTGGATCAATGAGCAAAGAAGATGCTAAATCGTTTTTATCAGATGCACCTAAAGGATTTTCTGATATTGCACAAGAATTTTATAACTTTGGTGATAATCTTCTTAGAATTAGATTAAATGATGGGTTAATCAGCTTAGAACAATATAATGCAATTAAGGAATCAGGTAAAAAATACGCTAGTATGTCTAGAGATTTTTCAGATACATCTACTAAAATTAATGGTAATTCCGCTGGGAAAGGCTTTGGTAATATTGCTGATAAGTTGAAAAGTTTAACTGAGCAAGGATCGGGTAGAAATGTTTTAAATCCTGTAGAAACTATGATTAAAGATACTTATACAACTTTAAACGTGGTAGAAAGAAACAGAGTGGCTAAAGCATTTGTTAAACTAGCTGATATTGAAGGATCGGGAAGATTTATAGAAAAGGTAGACGGAATAGCTGATTCTAAAAATAGCATATTTACAATTTTAGTAGACGGTAAAAAACAAGCATATCAGACCGAACCAGAGTACTATAGAGCAATAATGTCATTAGAAGAAAAGTCATTACCTACATGGACTAAATTTTTCACTATACCTGCAAAATGGGCAAGAATGGGAGCAACTACCACACTTAATTTTATAGGTAAGAATACTGCTAGAGATACAATAGAAGCTGGTTTATACAGTAGAAATGGTTTTATTCCAGTAGTTGATACCGTTAAAGGCATATTTGCAATGTTTAAAAATGAAGACTTATACAATGAGTATCTTTCTAGCGGGGCTGATATGGGATCTAGAATGAATATGAATAGAGATATGTTAGATAGACAAATAAGTGATACGTTAAAAGGAAAAGATTTTAGCAATCCCATAAATTCAATTAAAACTCTTGCAAAAACAGCTAAAGAAGAGCCATTAAAATTAGCATATGAAGTACCTAAAACCATAATAACAGCTTTAGAATGGGGGGCTAAAATTTCTGAAACTGGAACTAGATTAGGAGAATATTCTAAAGCTAGAGGTCTAGGAAAGCCAATACAAGAAGCTGCATTAGATGGTCAAAGCGTAACATTGAATTTCACTAGAGGCGGCTCGATTGGAAAGCAAGTTAACCAGTTTATTCCGTTCTTTAATGCATCTATCCAAGGTGTTGATAAATTTGCAAGAGCAATTGCTACCGACAATACGGTTAGGGCAAAAACATCAGGACTAGTACTAGCTACAGCATTAATAGCTATTATGAACGCTGATAATAGACAAATTCAGGAACTTCCTCAATGGGAAAAAGATACAAATTGGTTTTTCCCTATTGGTGATCAAATTCTTAAAATTCCCAAACCACAAGAAATAAACATATTTTTCAATGCAGCCGAAGAAGCAGTTAATTATATTAAAAACAACAGTACTAGAACTGGTGGCGAATTTCTTACAGAATCGTTAAAGGGATTTATTCCTAATATGATTCCAAGTGTTGCGCTTACAATAGGTGAATGGATTACTGGTTATTCAGCATTTAGGCAAAAGGATATCGTACCGCAAGCTATGCAAAACATGAAACCAGAGAATCAATTTAACACTAAGACTTCGGAGACAGCTAAAGGTATCGGTAAACTTACTGGAACTTCTCCAATGAAGTTAGATAATGCATTTAATGATATCGGGGCAGGATTAGCAGGTTATTTAGTATTATCAACGGATGCATTACTAAATGGAATTGCAGGTAAAGATAAGGTTCAGGCAACAAAAGATATATCAGATTATCCATTAGCTAGTGCCTTTTTATCAAAAAATGAGAATACACTATCACAAAGTACCAAGAATTTTTATGATAAATTAAAAGAACTTGAACAAGATCATATGGAAAATGGTAAAAAAGGTGTGGTCAAACCAGAACTGCAAAAATATAGGAGAGCCAATACCGCATTACAGGAAGTTTACAAACAAAATAAGATCATATTAGGAGATAACAATATTACTTCTGATACTAAGAAGGCTAAAATCGATACATTGCAACAGAAACATAATCAAATAATATTAAAAGCATTAGGTAAATAAAAAAAGAGCGATTAATTTCGCCCTTTAACTATTAACAAGTTTATCTGCTAACTGTTGTTTCTTGTTTTTAAGGTATTCCATAACGTCTTTCTTGCCCATCAATAAAAAATATATAAAAGTATAAAATGAAATTATACCAATCATCGTGTGGAACAATTTGTTATAATTAACCTCTCCAACTGATGCAGTTAATTTACCGTAATTGTAACTATACCTTTCGCTTTCTGAGTCAGTAATAGATATATATTTATCGCTTAATACTACATTATTATATGTTTTGCTGGTTATTACCATTTTATGAGGAACTTCAATACATGATAAAAATATAGTTAGAGAGAACATAAATATTATAATTCTTTTTAATTTCATTGACATTATTTACACCATCCGTTTTTCTTCCATAATATCACTAATTAAACAGCGTATCAAGAGATTACAGAAATGTAGTCTCTATTTTATTTATAAGGAGGCAACACATGACAGTATCATCAACACTTAACAAGCAAATATATGTAGGGAATAGCACAACAAAAACCTTCGACTATACCTTTTACACACTAGCAGAAGGTGACTTAAAACTATATCTAACAAACATAACTACTGGTGTAGAAACAGAAATAACAACCAATTATGATGTTTCACCAACGGGCGATGCTTTCCCTGCCGAAAGTGGAACAGTAACATATCCAGTAGTTGGTGATCCAATAACGTCTAATTATAAGTTTACTGTTATTAGGGATATGACTGTTTTACAACCAACAGTATATCCAAATAATACAGCACTTAAGCCAAAAGTAGTAGAAAAGTCATTTGATAGAATCACGATGATTTCACAACAACAGCAAGAAAAAATAGATAGAACTTTAAAACTATCAATTACTGTTCCTGACGGAATTAGCAGGCAATTGCCATCTCCAACAGCAAACGATGTTCTCGGATGGAATAGCACCGGAACTGCATTGGAAAATAAAGTACCTGCAGGGATAGTAGTTCCAACATGGACAGCGACATTAACTGCTGGTGGTAATGATTATACAAATACTATTAAAACTGCAGACATTATAAGTAAAGGCCCTTGGGTAGATGTTAGAGCATTTGGAGGACTTGATGACTATGGTATTGCAATTACACCTACGAATTCCTTTGATGCAATCCTAGGTATTTACAGTGCCTATCCCACAGGATGCATAATAAAATTACCTAAAACGATTTCAGGTGTTTACTATATATCTGGGGATGCTTATCAGGGTGATCTATCTCAGTATACCCTTGATCCCGATCCAGGTGTTTCTATTAGATTTGTTGGAACTTTTTGCCCACTGATAGGAAAGGGTGTCAATGTAACAAAGCCATTAAACATTAGAATAGTAGATTTAGGATATACCTTCCACTTAGGAGTTCAGGCATACTTAGACCTATCAGAAAAAAGAACCTTCTTATCAACCATAGATGGAGAAAAAACAATGCCTATATCATTATCGGGACTTTATTCTAAAAATTATATAATAACTTGGCCTGATGGCCCCGTTGATCCAGCTACTCCATCGGTTATTGTTGAAGACTCTGTCCAATGGAATCCTGTGTCAACTACAGGATTTAATCTAACAACATATCCAGTTAGACCAGGTAATGAGTTGCATGCATATTTTTATCGCCCTGGCTCTGATGGCTTAGGATTAGTTTGCGTAGGTGTTTTAACAGATAAAGGCTATAGTGTTGTTAGGCAATATGAACATGGAGGTCCTTTAATTTCAACGGTTAAATCTGGAACTAACCCTGTAATAGAGGTAAACATACCATTTACTACAACTCCACAGGTATCATACCATTTTGCTAATGCTTTAACAGGTATTAAAATACATTCAGCTAGATCATATTCAGTGTTAGTAAACGGTATAGAAGTTGCTTATGTTAAAGATGCTGGTGGAAATATTTTAGAGGCTGGATGGGGGTTAGGATTTTGGAGTAGTTCTAATGCTGGTTATATTGGTGGCATGGTAAAAATAAATGGTAAAAAATCTATGGGTATGCGTCCATTAAAAATAGTAGTTACAGGCGATTCAATAACTGATAAGAATGTACCCTGTTCATGGACTGAGTATATGAGACAATACATGTCTGGATTTGCAGGTGTTCAATTTTTAGATATAAATAATATCGCCGTATCGGGAGCTACAAGTTCCTCACAGAAAACATCTTTGTTAGCTACGAGTATCGAAGGATACGACTATTGTCTAATACAACTTGGTGTCAATGATATACAGGGGCTTACTGGAGTAACTAATTTTACACAGACAATCAGTGATATGATAGACTATTGTTACACTAACAACGTCACACCAATTGTTGGAGTACCAACAATGTTCTATGAGCAATCTGATGCAATACCTTATGGAAATACTGGGCAAGCATCTGTTAACTCTGCCGAAGGAAGTGCTTATAGAACAGCATTATTACGTATGTTATATACTAAAGGCGTGCAAGCAAATATGTTAACTTTACAAGATATGGGAGGTATAACACCGTCACTTTTAGTTACTTCTGGTGCTGATTCTGTATTAATGGATAATATACATCCTACGGCTTATGGTAGAATGATATTAGGTTATGGGTGGGCTAAAACACTGGCAAGTGCTATCAATCCAAAAATAAATAAAGACACATTACCTTCTATACTAGTAAGTGCATGGGTAACAACAGGATATGGTAGGGCAGGTAGTACTTATGATATTCAAGGGGACTTGTTTTCATTATCTGGTTATTTAACATGGGCAGGGACAGCGATTACCGATGGAACAGTCGTAATGCAATTGCCACTTTGTTACTCCCCTAAATCAAATAAGACACTTTCTATTGTTTATTCTGATGCTACAGGTATTCCTAAAGGAAGTTGCTATGCACAGATAAGCACGGTTGGCACTGTGACATTATACGGCGTTCCAATAAATACAATATATTTTTATTTAAGCGGAATTAGTTATACGCTGGCTGAATAATCAAACACTAAACCAAAACATAACTATTTATAACATTACAATTAAATAGAAATATATGGTATACTTTAACAGACGCACGAATAGCCATTGTTAGCTTCTTTGGCGACAAGAGGTGTTCCCAGACTCTTTCGTGCGTATTTATTGGGAATTAAAATACATTGGGAATAGGACATAGAGCCTTTAGTGGCTTATTTTTTATGTCCGAAGAGGAGGAACGAGTGGAACATGTATCAGAATTAATCAAACTTTCGTCAGAGATGATTAACAAGACAGACCATATAAACCAACGGCTAGTACAAGCTTTGATAATATCAGTAATAGCATTTTCATTATGCTTGACCATTACGTTAGTTGGTATCAGTTATTTTTATTTTACAACTGATTATGGATTTGGAACTGTAAACCAAACCCAAACAAATACAGAAAATAGCAATCAAAATATTAATAAGGGAGTGAAATAACACATGGCAAAACCAAATAAACCAAACAAACCTACTAAACCAGGAAGAGGTAACTAATATGGCAACATGCGAACTGCACACAGAACTAGTTAAAAGAATTGATAAATGCGAAATTGCCATTAAGAATCTAGAGACACAAGATAATGTATTGTCTAACCAACAAACTAGAATCAATACCAAACTTGATTTTATTAGCGACATGATAAAAGACCTAAAGAAGGAAATAACTAAGCTTACAGAGCAACCAGCGAAGCGTTGGGACACTTTAATAAATGCAGGGATAGCAGGGGTGATATCGTTAGTACTGTCAGGAGCAATTACCTTTGCACTTACCAGGCATTAGGAGGGATTCATGCTAGATAAAATAAAACATCATTTAATTGAAATATTTGCATGTATGTTTTTAATATTATTTATTGATTGGAGCGTTGGCTATTATGCTAACGCTCTTTTTAATACCAAATTTGACCTGCAAAGTTGTTGGGGTGGAGTTGCTGCGCTTGGTGGATCAGGTACACTTGCAGCAATCAAGTACATTTACGACTCTAAATATAACAGCGAGGAGAATAAACCATTATGACAAATGAAGAACTTGCAAAAGAAATAGCACTAGGTATTATCAATACAGGTGTAGAAGGTGGCTATGACAACGTGTGTTGCTCTACAGCAGGAGATTACCCTTGCATGGGTGTTTCGTCATGGGAAGGAATAAACGGGCGTGGTGATGCTTTACTGTCCTGTATAGATGGTGGACAAAAGTTTATAGGTAGAACATATAGCGATATCAGAGATAATGGAGAAAGGCAAGAACTAAAAAGTTTACTCAATTCAGAGCAAGGACAACTAGCACAACAGGCTATTCTTACACAAGATTGCCTTGATTTATATGTTCCAGTACTGAATGAAGTTGAGAATCTTGATGATAGTAAATGTTTTATTTATGCTGGTATATGGTGTCCTACTTCTCACTATGTTGTAAAAAACTTCTTGCGTAAACGCCAAGACAATCATGATATTAGAAATATAGAAGAATTAAAGGATATTTTCCGTGATCAATATTATATTGCTGCAGATGTGGGTGACCAATATGCAGAAGGGTATGCAAACCGAGCAGTAAACACTTATGACTATGTGAGTAATTTATCATGTTAGATAAAGCGAAGGAGTTTTTACAAAATGAAAAGAAGTATATCATTATTGCTATTGTGTTGCTTGTTGTTGGGATTGTCGCCTGGGATGTGTTCAGCAAACCAAATGGATCAGCAGAAATTGGAGAGGTTAGATCAAATCTTCAATCAGTTGGAGACGAACAACAGCGAACAGCTGATGCAATTGCAGAAAGTAAACGACTTGCTGAACAACTCAGACAAGCAAATATTAGAATTGAACAAGCAAGTAACAATATCCAACAGTCAAATAACTCTATTAGAAGCACAGTTGACCAAAGCGAACAGCTCAATAAGTCAAGCGCAGACCTCATTGCGGATGGCAAACGAATCGTTAAGCAGTTACGAGAAGAAAACAAATGATGAGATACGCTCTTTGAGATTGCAGAGGGATGTAGTTATTGTGGGGATTGTAGCGTTATTGTTTAAAAAGTGATTTGCTACCGACATCAATGTCGGAGACAAGCGATATTGCCAACGTCGGCAAAATGGTCGCGAAGTCAATTTCGTTACCAAAAAAAGCCACTATCAAGTCGTAATTGACTCGGTAGTGGCTTTTTTATTTAACCTATTATTTTATGCAGATAAATGTAGAATATACTGTTAATTTTTATAAAACTATGATATAATAAAACAAAACACCTAATCGCTCTCGACAAGCAATTAGGCATGTTACCCTTAGCAGAGGGCAATTAATCTATTGAGTTAATTATATCAATTTAACCTTCTGCTGTCAATAAAGATAGTAGGAGGTTTTTTATATTTTAGCAATAAACCATATACATCAAACGTGTTTATCACCTAATATTCATTTAAATAAGATACATCAAAGTGGAAAAGGATATATATCAATAGCACAAAAGCAAAGCAAATGGAAAGAAAAATATTATAGTCAATCTGAAATGGCTACGGCCGTAAATGATTGGTCAGGTAATGATATATATACTTCTCAAAATTGCTTTACTGGCCGGCGCCGGTCGTTAATGACAATAGAACAATTAGAGAACTTATATATAGATATTGATTGTTACAAAAACAATTTTACTCCTGAACATGCTTTATCGTCTGTAGAATACTTGGCCAATGAAGGTGATATACCATACCCTAGCATGATTGTAATGTCCGGCCGAGGGTTGCAGGTTATATGGAATATCATTCCTGAGCCGGCCGACAAAATACCAGTATGGCAAGACGTAGAAAACTGGTTATATGGAGAGTTAAAACATCTTGGCGCTGACAAGCAAGCAACAGACGTTGCAAGGGTGTTAAGACTATGCGGAAGTTATCATAGTGTAACAGGAAATCAAGTCCATTCTTTTGAATATCACGACCGGCCATTTGATCTTGGCCAACTACATGAAACATACATACCGGCGCCAATATATAAGCCGATAAAGAAAACTACTGGCCGGCCGGCCAACGTAAAACATTTATTTACTCTTCATTCTTTGTTTTGGAATAGATTGCAGGATATTTGGCACTTGGTAACTATGCGTGATGGACAGTGTGAAGGAAATAGAGAAATGATATTATTTCTCTATCGGTATCATTCTTGTTGTTTTACTAGTGATCCAAAACAATCTTTGGCAGATACGTTAGATTTAAATAGTAGATTCCGGCCACCATTGCCAATAAATGAAGCTACTAACGCTACAAAGAGTGCAGAAAGGGCCTATGTAAAGGACAAGCATTATAAATTCAAAACACAAACAATTATTGATATGCTTGATATTTCCGATGATGAACAAATAGAAATGAAAAATTTGATTAGCAAGAAAGAAAAGTACCGTAGAAATAATATAAAAAGAAATACTGGCGCCAATACCAATAAACTAAAATCGGTAATTGATTTGTATTGTAGTGGGGTAAATAATGTTAGTGAAATAGAGAGAGTTACAGGAGTTACTAGAAAAACAGTTAGAAAATATATAGCGGATTGGAATAAGGGTGGGTAATAAATGCTTCTATAATTAGTAACCAATCCTATAGCGTAATTATTATACAGAGGTGGCCAAAACATGAGCAAAAAGTTTTACGGATTAAAAAGGGACGATTACGAAACGGCCGTAATGTTTATTCAGCAATTACAGGAGGTTTTCCCCTTAGCATTTCCTAAAAAACCTAAAGATAAAGTACCTTTGATGATAGGAATAGACGAACAATTGTCTAACGAATTTAAAATTGACAAGAAAATAATTAATAACTCTTTGAAGTTATGGTGTTGGGGTGGCCGGTACAGATCAGCATTATCTATTATAGGCGCCGGAAGGTTAGATTTGTATGGTAATAAAGTAGGATTTGTATTAGATGGCCAACAGCGACCGGTAAATAATAAAAATAAGGTGGTTTGATGGGATATGGATATTTTATATAGAGTAATAGTAATGATATTTATAGTTATTCCAGGTGATTTTATTGCTGAAAAAATAGAAACATTTTGCGAGTGGTTAGAAAAAAAGTGTAATAGGTTTAGAAGATGGTCACATTGTTTTTATTATAATATTAAATAATCCATCTGAGGTTAGCCGATTGGTTGACCTCTTTTTTATCTTAAAACGTTCGCAAAAGCATTTACAAGTATGTTAAAGTGTGATACAGTATAATAAAGGTGGTGAATTAATGGATAAACTTTTAGATCCAAATCAGGTGGCTGCAATACTTAATGTATCACCTAAGACTGTCAGAGACTGGTTGAGAGCAGGTAAATTACAAGGGGTGAGAGCGGGTAAGTTATGGCGAGTAGAAAGCACAGAAGTCGGCAGATTTATCGAAGAAAATAAAAGTAAACGAAAATAAGTGTAAAATTTAAAGAAAGATTGAACATAAGTTGTTTAAATTAGCTTAATTTATTGGTATTTTTTTAAAAGAAAGTTTGAACAAATAAAAGGGAGAAGGAAAATGGAATATCAAGAAGGTCAACCATGCCCCGCTTGTAATAGCGATAAAATATCTATACTTCAGACTAGGCAGGTAATTTGGGAAGTGAATTTAAGCACTGACAAATTAATTAGAAAAGAAAAAGATGGAGCTATAGAATTTTGGCAATATAAATGCAGAAAATGCGGATGGATTAGTGAAAGTTTTCAAGAATAACGCCTAGTGTATATTTCTTGTTCAAACTATCTTTCAATAAAGTTCAATCTTCCTTTTAAGTATTCAAACTATCTTTAAAATGTACAAACTTAGTTTAAAACTAACAATAAGGATGGTGGGAAAATGATTATACCAACAAGAGAAGTTATTAAACTACAAGAGTTTTTACTTAGTGAGACTTATCGCGTATTAACCAGACAAAATCAAATTGACTTGATGCAAACATTACGAGCAGAATGGCAAAAGGTGGATGAACTAACTGAAATGTTAAAACTATTAATTGGGATGTGTGAAAGTATTGGTACATTTAAAAATGGTGTAGAGTATCAAGGGATGGACCAAGGAGACGTTCAAGCGGATCAAGTTTTATGTGATGCTAGAAATTTATTAATTGACCAAAAAACAACATAATGGAGTGTGAGCAATGAAGCTAATAATAAAATCTGGAAAAGAATGTGATATTCAACATACAAATCAAGTAGAGTTTTGTCCTCATTGCGGAAGGATGATATGTCCTGAAATAATTAGACTACAATTTCCATGTGAATATTGTCATAATTGCGGTGGAAAAGTTGAGTATTAGATAAATGGAGCGTGAGCAGATATGAAGATTAGTGACAAGGAAGTAGCTAATATGTTTTTGCGTGTTATGGAATTTCATTCAATTGGTGAAAATGACGTTATAAGATTAATTAGTTCACATGATGAATTATCAAAGAAATTACAAGTCTTACAGCAAGCACATAATGAACTGAAAGAGAAGTTGAAGTTCATCGAATGGAAAGGCAATGTAAATATAATGGAGAGTGTTTTATGAAAAAGTGGAAATGTGACGGTTGCCATAAGGAAATAGAAGTACCAAATAAATATAAACCTAAGTTTTGTTGTGATGGCAGAGAAGGAAATTGCCAGTGTATGGGAATAGCCATCAACAAAGCACTATGCAACGATTGTAAAGATGAAACAGAAGGGGTTGGCGCGGAATAATGGAACAAATAAAAATTGATAATTTGAATAAAAAACATTTTAAAATTAAAAAATGTGCATGTAACGCTAATGATTGGGTTTTTAGTGAGTTAAATAATATTTATGAATGTAACTTTTGCGATAAAGAAATGACAATTGAATATGTGGATTTATATGTTGCATTTGAAATTACAAAGGAAGATTTAGATAGATGGAAAGAATCTTCTGCTATCTATAACGAAGAATCTATAAATACCAAAGGTAAAATAGCTGAATTGGAATTGGAATTTAAAGCCGAACAGCAAGCACATAATGATCTCAGGGAGAAGTTGAAGGAGATAGGTAATTATGATGAGTTGCGAATACTTATACTTGAATTAGGTTTATCAGATCATTATTAGGAGGACAACAGATGAATATTAACGATATCGTAGAAGTAATAGCTAAAATTGATTATCAAGGACTACAAGGTAAAATTATAGAAATAGTAGAAGGTCAACATAAATATAAAGTTAAATTTAACGAACAATTATGGTGTTGCTACAGCGAAGATGAATTACAAATAATCAAGGAGGACAGCAAATGAAGGATGAAAGATTGTCTGAAATAGAAGAAATGGATGAAAGCATGGAAGTTAGCGCAAGAGATGAAAATATCATAATGGAATTAATCCAAGCGTTAAGGGATGAACGGGAGAGAAATAAACGATTAGAAGAAACAGTAAGAGAACAAGATAAATTACAAACTTTTTATAATAAAGAAATATTAAGATATTGTACTATGTATGAAGCAGAACGAAAAAGAGTAGAACACCTGAAAAACGCACTATATGAGTTAAGCAGCATTATTCACAATGGTAATCCGAGTAATGAACAATTAGAAGAAGTAATTACAAAATATATCCATGGATTAGTTACAGGGAGATTAAACTTATGATGAATGAGAAAAGATTGGCTGAGATAGAAAGAGTATATGAAATGCAAGACTGGCAACCGGAAGGTGATATTACTTTAGAATTAATCCAAGCGTTGAGGGACGAACGTTCGAAGTCAGAATGGATTAGTTGTGCTGATCGGTTGCCTGAAGATAAGCAACGAGTGTTAATATATTATCCAAATAAAAGATGTACATATAATAATATAGGCGATCATAGTTCTGTAGCGTGGTTTATAAAAGGAATATCAGAAAAAGAAAGAGAGTTAATGAAACAGGGAAAACTTAAAAACCTAACAAGTGAAGGTTGGTGTGCGTCACAAGGGTGGACAAAGCATAAAAGAAGTGATGTATATAGCAGTGGTGATGTTTTTGGTAATAATACGGTTCCTTACAAATGGGATGGGGACGGTCCGATGGATTGGAATGGACAAGAAGTTACCCACTGGATGCCATTGCCAAACAAACCTATTGACCAAACGCAACCTAAATAATATGATAGTCAGTAAAAAGGGTTGATATCGTGGAACTATACACCTTAGTTGCGTTAACTGAACGGTTTGATACAAAAGAAGCTACAATTCGATTTAGATTGAAACAATTTAGTGAGTACATAGAAACGGTAGGGCGAGGGAAAAACAGGCGTTACAGTGCCAATGCGTTGCCTGTAATAGAGTTTATCATGGACTGTTACGGTCAGAATATGAAGTCGTTGCAGATAGGTGACTTACTGGCTGAACAATACCCTAAAATCATTGACGTTGCGATTGAGGAAACTGGAATCGTAAACGAAACGGATAGTATAAATGAAGTAGAAATGTTGGATAATGAACAGGTAAGAGCCATGCTTGCGGAGTTATTGAAGCGCGACATAGAAAAGGACAAGCGTATTGATTTGTTAGAAAGTAAGTTATTGTGGCAAGGAGAATCGCAGTCAGCAAAGATTAATGATATGGCGATTGCGATCAGTGAAATTAGCAGGGTGCAGCGTAATAAAAGATGGTGGAAATTGTGGTAAATAATATATGAAGGATTTAGGCACTTAAACAGTGTCTTTTTTCTTTATCTATTTTATTTTTAATATATTTAGTCATTCGACAATTTATGATATAATTATACATGTTATTGATAATTAAAATCATATTTACTTATTTTATTATTTGGTATATAATGGAATTGCTAGCAAACAAATGTTCTACAAACAATATGAGGGGCGGTAATACATGTGGTAGAATACAAGATTGTTGACTTCGGGGATCGACATAAGTGGTTTAAATGGAGTAAAATCGATGGAATGTTTTATGTAAGTAAAAGGTATATTAGGTTGTTTAAGTTTAAATTTAAGAAATATAAAGCGCGGGGCTGTTAATCAGTTTTCCGCGCTTTTTTTATTTGTATTATAAAATTAATTGCTTCATCTAACTCGGCTGGCGTAATGTCAGCCTTTTTTGCTTTGTCCGCTAAAACTATATAATTTATCAGATTGCTGTCTGCTAATATATTTTTCGTTTTATTATTAATTTCAAAGTCTTCTAATGAAACATAATTTTCATTTAAGAAAAAATCAACTGGCATTTCAAAATACTTTGCCATCTTTAAAGTGTTATCTTCTGAAAACTGACTAATACCTCTTTCAACATTGGACACCATGGCAGATGTTACTTCCAGGTACTTTGCCAATTCTGTTGCTGTTTTACCTTTTTTCTTTCTAACATATCTAACTTTTTCGCCATACTTCATTTAAATAAAACACCCCTTAAATTTATATTATTTACAATGTACCATAGAATTAAACTAAATGTAAGTGGTTTTCATTAAAAAAGTAAATAAAGTCTAAATTTGTAAATTTTTGTAATATTTAGAACAGTTTAAAAATATTAATAAATTTTAACTAAAACCGTTGACATTAGTTTAAAATAGTTATATTATAAAGACAAGAAATAACTGATTTAAACGAAGGTGGTGAAAACGTGCAACAATATATGAAGTTAAGTGAAGCAGCTAAGTTGATTAACATGAGTGTCCAGTCAATGTATACACTTTGTAATTCAGGTAAATTCCCAGTGCTAAAGATTCCAGCAGGTAAGTCATTCACTTACAGAATACACAGAAATGGTTTTGAAGAATGGATTAAAGAAAACAGTAATTAAATATGTGTAATGAAGATAAAAAGTGTGAATACGCAACCTGTAAGAGTGATGACAAATCAAAGAAGTGCTGTGTTTTATGCGATAGTATCACAACATGTAAAGAGTCTAATTGCCAAGAAATGAAGGAGTGGAAAAAATATAGAATGGGAGGTTAACCATGAACTATAAAATAAAAAACTCACATGGCACTACAGTAGGTGGTTATCACAAATGGCACAGTTTCTTGGAGTCATTTATCAAGGTAACACTTACCATTGTAGCATTGTTAATATTAACGGCAATAGCTACTATTGGTATCTGGGCATAATAAAAACCGCTCTCGTAAAGCGGTAATTAGGAAATCAAATGTTACTTAGTATTATACAAAATATTGAGGGGTGAGTCAAATGTCAAGAGAGATCAAGTTCCGCGCGTGGGATAAAACATTAAAAGAAATTATTCCAGTGCGTAATATTAATTTTGAATCAAAAATGATAAACATAAATGGTGCTTGGAGATTATTTAAAGAAATTGAGTTAATGCAATTCACTGGTAAGCGTGATAGCAAACAGACTGACGAATTTCCTAAAGGAAAGGAAGTTTTTGAATCCGATATTATCGAATGCGAGTATTACAACGGTGAAGTATGGCGTGGTGTTGTTGTGTGGGGATTCGGTGAACCTTCATTCTTTGTGATACGTGATAATGATAATTCAAAATGTTATTCAGTTAATTTTGGCGGTAGTGCGGTTAAACGTTGGGAAGTCATCGGCAATATTCATCAAAATCATGAACTACTAGAGGTGAAATTATGATAAACAGAATCCAAACAATACAACAACTAAAGAATCACCTAAGATCAATTAATATAGCACCTGAACGCAAACCATGTACCAAACATCCACTGGAACATTTTAAAGATATTCTTGCGAGGTGTAAATAATATGGAACTAAGTAGCTTTACCGACTACGACATAGGTTGCGAGATGATAAGAAGATCAAAAAATAGCAATAATGTACAAGTTGTAAAAAACGACCGTCAGAGCGCTAATTTCAGCGTTGCGGTGGATGGTGGGGATTTGTTGGTGGATAATGGTGAATGTCTTGTAGTGATATTTCGAGGTTTGTATTGATATGGAACTACCTGACATTAATGAACTACCGTTGCCGAATTACGGTTATAAACGCAAACGAAACGAAATAGAAGAAACAGTCATAGGAAAGTGCCATTTCCCATTATGCGAACTACCGTTGTACGGCGATATGGAAATAGCAATTTGGAATGGTAATGTGTTTTGTTGCCGAAGGTGCAGGGACGAATATAGGTTATGGGAGGATGAAAATAAATGAAAAAACAGAAAAAAATGATAGAAATTACAGTTGAAGAATATGAAAAATTACTATGTGACTCTGATTTCTTAGATTGCCTTGAAGCTTGTGGCGTTGATAACTGGGACGGTTACGGGGATGCAAAAATAATGAAAAGGGAATATTCAGAGGGGGATGAATAACATATGAATCTTTACGGACTTACCGGACAATCTCTAGAACTACTTAAAATGATCGAGGATGGAGATTGCACACAAGAAGAACTTGCAGGTGCGTTGGAAGTTTTAAATACATCAATTGAAACGAAAGTCGAAAATACCTTGTATGTCATTGAATCAGCGAAGGGCAATAGAAACATATTAGTAAACGCAATCAGTAGCTTACAATCGAAATTAAAGGCATTAGACAGCAATGTAGAGTGGTTGCAGAGTAGCTTGTTTAGTAATTTGGAATTGATGGGTGTTAGTAGCTATAAGGCAGGGGTATTTACGGTTAAGCAACAAGCTAATCCTCCAAGTGTAAATATACTTGATGCTAAAAAAGTACCTGCCAAATATCAGACTTTAATTCCTGAGTCCTATGTGCCGAGGAAAGCTGATATTGCCAAGGACTTGAAGTTGGGTATTTTAGTTCCTGGCTGTGAGTTAAAAAACAGTACAAGATGGGTTGTGAAATAGTATGACACTAACATTACCGACAGAAAAAAGCCTACCTAAAACAAATTTAGCAGATTATACGATTTGCTTATACGGAGAGCCAAAGATCGGTAAAAGCACCTTTGCAAGTGAGTTTGATAGCCCGTTATTTTTAGCAACAGAAGCGGGTTTAAACTCTCTTAGCACTCACAACGTTCCAATTGCTTCATGGGAAGATTTTTTAGAAGCTTGCAAACTAATAGCAACAACAAAACATGAATTTAAAACTGTTGTGATTGATACCGTTGATAATCTTGCAGTTTTTTGTAGTGATTATATTTGTAAGAAAAATGGAATTACTCATGAATCTGATATGGGATTCGGCAAAGGGTGGAAATTAGTAAAAAATGAGTTTTTAAGAACATTAACAAAATTAAGTTTACTTCCTTATGGTTTAGTTTTGGTAAGTCATGCCAAGACAGAGGAGGTGAAGACTAGGACCTCTGTTATTAATAAATCAATACCTACGCTATCTAGTTCTTTTAGAGAAGTAGTTTTAGGAATGTCGGACTTGATTTTATATGCTCATACAGTTCAGCATACCAATAAAGCAGAAAACAAGGTTGAAGAAATAAGAGTGTTGCGAACAAAATCAGCTGAGACTTACGAAGCAGGTGATAGGACAGGTCGCTTACCTGATACCTTACAGTTTGATTATCAGTCATTTAAAACAGCATGGGAAAGCAAAACAGAACAAATATAAAAAATAAAGGATGGGTTTATATATGAATTACGCAGAAATGTTAAAAGATTTTGACGAGGTATTTGCAGGGGCAAAGGTTAGAGATGGTAGTTTGGCGGATGGCAAGTACGAAGTAACTATTGACCGAGTTAGTGTTGAAGAAAAAGACCTAAGAATTAACCTTGTTTTGGAATTTGTTGTTATTAACGGTGATAATACTGGTGCTAGAATCTTTAAGAGGTCACAACTTAACGACAAAAAGCGTGTTGAGTGGCTTAAAACAGACCTTCATAAAATGGGATTAAAAATTGAAAAGATTAGTGAAATTGAATCCTGCATGGGTGAATTGCTTGACAGAAAAATAGAAGTTAATTTAAAAGCTGGCAAGCCTAATGCAAATGGTAAAACCTATCAGAATTGCTACATTGTGAAAGAAATAAGTCCTGCTGATTCGATGGGGACTGTAGAAGATATGGTGTGGTAACAGAAAACGGGGAGCAATCCCCACTTTCATTCAAACAAATAGAATACCTATTAAGCCAAATGGTTATTATCATAGATTCCAGGGAGCAGGTCAATCATTGGATAACAGATTATTTAGATGCAAGGTGGATACCGTACATATCAAATAAACTGAATTACGGTGATTATTCATTTTTTCTGCCTGCTGATAAAGAATTAGGAATTATGGAAGATGTGTATTTCACTGACAAATTGGTTATTGAGCGTAAAAATTCTCTTGACGAACTGTGCAACAACTTAACAAAAGACAGAGATCGTTTTGAAAGAGAGTTAGAGCGCGCTAGAGGGTGCAAGTTTGTATTGATGATAGAATCATCATCTTATGCGGATATTGTCTACCACAGGTACGCTAGCGAGTTTAAACCGCAATCGTTTGTTGCTACGTTGGCTACTTATCAGGCCCGGTATGGTATCGAGGTGGCGTATGTTGATCGGAAGTGCAGCGGAAATTATATTGTTAATTTGTTTAAGTATTATCTCCGTGAATGGTTGAAGGGCAGGTGATTATATGAAAATTTTAGTAGCGTGTGAAGAAAGTCAAGCGGTAACTATTGAATTAAGAAAACTAGGTCATGAAGCTTATAGTTGCGACATTGAACCTTGTAGCGGCGGTCATACTGAATGGCACTTGCAATTAGATGTTTCTGAACTATTAAAACTTAAGTGGGATATGATTATAGCGTTTCCTCCTTGTACTTATTTAAGCAATGCAGGAGCAAAACATTTATTTAAAGGTAAAAAGTTAAATGAAGAACGTTATCAAAAAGGGTTAGAAGCTAAAAATTTTTTCTTAATGTTTTATAATGCTGATTGTCCAAGAGTAGCAATAGAAAATCCTATTTCAAGTAAAATCTATGAAATGCCAATACATACACAAGAAGTTCAACCTTATATGTTTGGACACCCAGTACAAAAGAAAACAAGATTGTGGCTTAAAGGATTACCAAATTTAACACCAACAGAAATTGTAGATCCTAAAGCTAATTGTCATGAAGCAGGGACTTGGTTTATGAAGGGTGGCAAGGATAGACAAAAAAACAGATCGAAAACATTTCCAGGAATAGCAGCGGCTATGGCAAAGCAGTGGGGTAATTAATCCCCTCCCAAATCTATCAAGGCAGGTGATTAGATGGCAGACGTTAAGTGGATAAAAATTTACACAGATATGTTGAATAATAAAAAGATTAAAAGAATTAGAAAAATGCCAGAAGGTAATAACATAATTCTTATATGGGTATTCCTTTTAACAACAGCAGGAGAATCAAACAAGAACGGTGGACTATTTTTAACCGACACAATACCATTCAATGAAGAAGATTTGTCGATTGAATTTGATTTTGATGTTTCTGTTATAAAATTTGCTTTAATAACTCTTGAAAAATTCCAAATGGTTGAGATTTTTGATTCAATAATTTATATAAAAAATTGGTCAGAATATCAAAACGTTGAAGGATTGGACAAAATGAGAGAGCAAACAAGGTTAAGAGTTGCCAAACATAGAGAATTAAAGCAATTAGAACAACCTGTAACGC